GCACGACGTGGCAGATGACGTTCACCGCGGACTGCAGAAACTGCAGCAGATTGAAGAAGAAACCGGCCTGACCATCGAGCAGGTTAAAGACATCAACCGTCGCATGTCCATCGGTGAAGCGAAAGCCCGCCGTGCGAAAAAAGAGATGGTTGAAGCGAACTTACGTCTGGTTATCTCTATCGCCAAGAAATACACCAACCGTGGTCTGCAGTTCCTGGATTTGATTCAGGAAGGTAACATCGGTCTGATGAAAGCGGTTGATAAGTTTGAATACCGTCGTGGTTACAAGTTCTCTACCTATGCAACCTGGTGGATCCGTCAGGCGATCACCCGCTCGATCGCGGATCAGGCACGTACCATCCGTATCCCGGTACATATGATTGAGACCATCAACAAGCTCAACCGTATCTCCCGTCAGATGCTGCAAGAGATGGGCCGCGAGCCGACGCCGGAAGAGCTGGCTGAACGCATGCTGATGCCGGAAGACAAGATCCGTAAAGTGCTGAAGATCGCTAAAGAGCCTATCTCCATGGAAACGCCGATCGGCGACGATGAAGATTCGCATCTGGGTGATTTCATCGAGGATACCACCCTCGAGCTGCCGCTGGATTCTGCTACCACCGAGAGCCTGCGTGCCGCAACGCACGACGTTCTGGCTGGCCTGACCGCCCGTGAAGCGAAAGTTCTGCGTATGCGTTTCGGTATCGATATGAATACCGACCACACGCTGGAAGAAGTCGGTAAACAGTTCGACGTTACCCGCGAACGTATCCGTCAGATCGAAGCGAAAGCGCTGCGTAAACTGCGCCACCCGAGCCGCTCTGAAGTGCTGCGTAGCTTCCTCGACGATTAATCTCGCCGCATAAGCATAAACGCCACCGCAAGGTGGCGTTTTTCTTTATAGTCCCCGCCTGGCCAGGGCGTCATTCACTTCCCGATACGCCTCCACCAGTTTATCCAACGTAATCCGGCTTAACCCGCTGGGATTCGGCAAAACCCATATTTGCGTCGCGCCAATAGTCAGCGTTTGTTTTCCCCACTGCGCCCCACGCTGGCTGAGGCCCTGCTCAAATGCCTGCTTCCCAAGGATTGCGAGTGCGGCGGGCTGATACTCTTCTATTTTCTCAATGAGCTTACGACCGCCGTTGCGCATCTCCTGTAACTTCACTTCATTGGCTTGCACCGTCGGTCTGTCGACAAATTTAGTCACGCCGCAACGGAAGTCCAGCAGGTGTTGTGCCTCTTCGGGTTTGAGCTGGCGATCGGTAAATCCCGCCTGATGGATGACCTTCCAGAAGCGATTAGCGGGATGTGCAAAGGGGAATCCTGTACCTGCGGAAGACAACCCCGGATTGATGCCGCAAAACACCACCCGCAGCCCCGGCACCAGTATGTCCTTAACCATAATTACTCCCATCAATACATCAGAGGAACAAGTATAACGGACTGAAAATACATTGTTTATAAAAACAGCATCCGTACGCTTATGTCTGGATTGCAACGCGGAGTTACTTTATAATCCACCGCCACGGCCCCTTAGCTCAGTGGTTAGAGCAGGCGACTCATAATCGCTTGGTCGCTGGTTCAAGTCCAGCAGGGGCCACCAAATTTTAGATTTAAAATCATATAATTAAGCCACTCGAAAGAGTGGCTTTTTTATTTAATAGAACCTCATTGGCAGCAAAATGGCAGCAGAATTTTTACTGCCTCCAATAAAAAACCCGCCGAGGCGGGTTTCTTGTTAGAAATTCATGTGGCCTTGACCACTGTTTAATGGGTGTGGCGGAGCGTGATCGATTAGTCCAGGGGTGACAATAAAGCGCACCACTGTTTCATGTGTGACAAAGGTGGTGCCACAATTAATATTCTGGCACTGGCAGTAACGCTCCTTAGTGTTATCAGATACCCGAAAGCTGCTACGAGTATGCGCCGCATGTCCACATTTCGGACAATTCATCATATCCGTTTCCCCCACCAATTCCTGCAATCACATAATGATACACTACACATCCATTTTGTGAACAAATTCATTCCATTTCTAAATCATCAATCTTTACTTCAAGCTCTATGCTGGTCGTAAATCCATTATCCGGGCTGACAGAATGCGTCAGGGTGGTAATGGTCCATTCTGCATCATCGATTGGCTGCTTAAACCCTGTAACCTTCACCGGCATTTCCGTATAGAGATCAGCCCGCCCCTCAGCGAGCTGCAGGGAAAATGAAGCAACCCCACGCTGCAGACGTTCCCACTGCATTTTTGCTGCGCGCTCTGCATTGCTCCGGTTGGCGTAGGTACGATTAAGAACCAGCACATTTTCATCCGTTCCCACCAGATAATCGCCCTGTTTTGCTTCCGGCTCTTTGGGTGTGGTGGTTTTCTTTCGACGACGCTTAACACTGGTTGTCTCTTTTTTCCTGGGTTCACGCGTATGCAACCAGCTGGCAATAACACCGGTATAGGCACCACGATCAGCAAGGGTGAACCGATGACCGTCACCGGCTTTGCGCGTTATGGTGATAACCGGCAGCGGCTTGCCGCTCGCCGTTCTTCCCTGTCCCTGCCGGATAAACAGCAGATTCCCGTCCTTAACGGAAGCAATCGCCCCATACTGTCTCGCCAGTTTCATCAGAAAACTTGCATCGCTTTCATTGGTCTGGTCCAGATGATCCAGCGCCTTATCCGTCAGGTCTTTACCCAGCGCCATTTTGAGGTTATGCCGGGCGGCGATTTCCTTTACCACCTCCCCCACCGTTGTCTGATGCCATGATTTTTCGCGCCGTGTATTGAGGGTTTCACGGAAATCTGCGCTACGCGCCCGGATGGTCAGTCGGTCAGGGGCACCGCTGTGTTCAATTTCATCCACGGTAAAAGCCCCTTTAGGGAAAAGCGGCTGGCCTTTCCAGCCCAGCGCCAGCTGAATCACTGCCCCACGTCGCGGCAGGGCGATCAGCCCGTCGGCGTCGTCCAGCTCCAGATCAAGCTGGTCCGCTTCAAAGCCCCGGTTATCCGTCAGCGTCAGACTCATCAGGCGGGTATCCAGCACGGTCGTCACGTCCTTACCTTCAATGACGATACTGAAAGCCGGGCTTTTGCTGTTCAGATTCAGGAGATCAGAATTAAAGTTCACTGCAGCAATCCTCCAGCCGTGTTTTTAATCCCCTCAATCGCAGAGGCAGCAGAGTCCTGCAGGTTGCTGAGCTGGTCACTCAGGCTGCCGAACATATCCGCCAGCGACTCATCCACCCTTTTCAGTGACAATGAGAACTCAATGCGGCGCGGCATCCCGTCCCGGAAAAACTCTGCTTTCGTCTGGTTCAGCCCCTCGATCACATACATGCCATAAATCGTGCCGCTGCCCTCGATCAGGGGCCACGCCTTGCCCAGCTCCGCCATCTGTTCCAGCGCCAGCATGGACAGCCTGCCGCCGGTAATTTCCGGCAACAGCACCCCGGATAGCGTCAGCGTGTCATTATCCGGCCCCAGAAATTGCGTGGTGGCGCGGCGATTTACGCGGCTGTTTGTCGCATGGCGCCAGCTGCGCTGATACTGCAGTTCCTGATAAGGGACCGTGCGCAGCTCGAAAACAAATAATCCCAGCACCATCATCATGAGTCATAGCCCCCCTGATCGCTGTAGTTACTCCGGGCCTTCGCCCTGATCCGGCGGTCACGCTCATCGAGCTGTCGCGCCACCTCTCGCGCAATGTCCTGCGCATTCTGTCCTGGCTGCGCCTGGATAATAATCTGCGTGGGGGCGTCCACACGGATAACCGGCTGTACGCTTGCGCTCTGGCCCATCATTGCGGCGCCTGCTTTTACCGGCAGGCTAAACGGATGAAGCGGTGCCGCATCGACCGGCGCCGCAGCCACCCCCATCATCCCGGCAACCACCGAGGCCAGCGCCGCTGTGCGTCGCCTGCTGGTTACGTTTACCGGGCCGTTGATAATCTCCGGGCCGTTCTCCCCCACGATGCCAAACTGCCCGCGCGGGATATTACCGCCGGTGTCATACATCCCCGCATAAGCCGAGAACCCGCCAGGCGGCAATATCACGCTGCCGTTACCGCCCACTGTGGCAGGCGTCTGATTTGGCAGCCTGGCGCTGGCGGCCTCTTTGTTAACCAGACCAAGTTTATCCAGCAACCAGATCACACCGGATTTCAGAGATTCCAGCGGATGCAGCGCCATGTTCAGCCCTTCCGCCACCATTTCACCGAACAAACGCCCCATTGATGCCGCACTCTGCAGCTCTGCCGCCGTCGATTTAACTGGCGTCAGCAAGTCGGTAAACCAGCCCCACAACTCCCGGACCTTATCTCCTACCCACTGAAAAATAGGCATTAGCGGAGTGAAGGCTGACAGGATAGGCGCTGCCGCCGCTTTGAACCCTTCCACCACGCCACCCAGAAAGGCGCTGATAGGCTGCCAGTATTTCCAGACCACCATCGCCACCCCAGCCAGCGCAGCCACCACCAGACCGATCGGACTCAACAGCGCGCCAAGCAGACTACCCACAGAAAACAGCGCCACGCGCAGCACTGCCAGCGGGCCGGAAACCAGTAAACGCAGCACTCCGCCCGTGCGGGTCGCTGCAGCAGCGGTGGACGGTAACGCCTTAACCGCCAGCATCGACAGCGCGAACCGGATCACCGCAATCGGCCCCAGCACTGCAGCCACCGCCACCGCCAGCGTACCCAGCCCGACAGTGATCGCCGCCGTCGCCGCAGCCACTTTCATCAGCGTGCCAGCCAGCACGGGATTCTGCTCAACCCAGCGCCGCAGCGCCCCGGTCACGCCTTTAACCAAGCTCATGATATCCATCAGCGGCTGGCGCAGCGTTTCCCCCAGGCTACTGAAAGCGTTTTGCGCGCCCGTCTTAACCAGCAACCACTGCGCAGACAATGAATCCTTGTTGATGTCGGATTCTTTCTGCATGGAGCCATTAGCATCGCTGCCTGCAGTGAGTTTCAGCTGGCGCTGCAGCTCCGGCAGGTTGTTTGCCAGTTTTGCGGCATCATCGCCAAACTCTTTGCCAAAAATCATCGTCATTGCAGACAGGCGCTTATCCTGCGGCAGCTTGTTGACCTTCTCCAGTACGCGCTGAATAGTGCCCATGGCATCCGTGGTCATCTGCTTTTCAATCTCTTCTGGATTAAGTTTCAGCAGGTCCATACCTTCAAAAAAGCGTTTGCTTTGCATGGTGGCAATGGAAAGTTCACGCACCATGGCATTTGAAGCACTGGCGGCAATTTCAGGCGCTGCGCCCAGAGAAAGGAAGGTTGAACCCAGCGCCGCCGCTTTGCGGAAGTCGAGGCGGTCAGCCACGCCGCCCATGCGCTGCAGGACGTTGATAATATCCCCGCCCTTTGACATGGCATTATCGTCCAGGTAGTTCAGCGCATCGCCCAGTTGCTCAATATTGCGCGTCGGTACTTTATACAGCTGCGCAATTTTCCCTAACCCTTCCGCCAGTTCATCTGCAGGCAGTTCAAAAGCGGTTGCTGCTTTCGCTGCAGTTGAGGCAAAGGCCAGCAAATCGCGCTTCTGGTCCTCAAAGGGATCATCCTGATTGGTCACGCCCATGCGGGCGCCACCCTCAACCAATGCCGCGTAGTCAATCGCGCCGTTCTCCATCGGCAGCTGCTCACTGGCAGCTTTGATGGCGTCCTGCATTTCATAAAATTGCTTTGTGCGGTTGCCGTTGTCGTCACGCAGTCCGTTAACCTGTTTCGCCACACCTTTCATGGCATCTTCCATGCTGGCGTAACTCCTGACCGCAGCCACAACCGGCGCTCCCATCGCAGCACCGGCGGCTGCCGTAGTCGCCCCGGCACCCGCAATGCGATCACGGACCTCAAGACGGCGGGAATACTGCTCACGGACAGCATTGATCCGCGCCTGCTGTTCACCCAGGCGTTTGAGTGATTTCTGCTGGCGGTCTAGCGCCTGCCTGGCTTCATCGGCATTCTGCCGCAGCGTGCGCTGGGCGGAACTCAGGTTTTTAGTGTTGATACCTGCAGCACTTAATTCTTCGCGTTGCCGCTGGGCTGACTGCCGCAGCCCGTCGAAGGTATCTTTTAGCTGGCTGGCCCGACGTTTTGCCTGCTCCAGCTCCTTCGCCTGTTTTTTCGTGGGATTGCTGGCTGCAGCAAACTCATTCGCCAGTTCAGACACTTTCTGACGCGCAGCTGTAAGATCGTTTTTTGCTCCCTCAAGCTGGGTGCGGACCTTGCGGAATCCGTCGATACGGGCGGCCTGTGAATCAAGCGCTTTAAGGCTGGCACGGCTTTGTTGGATTGCGGCTGCCAGCTCCTTAGAGCTGGCCTGCGCAGAACGGAATGGGCGGGTGAGTTTATCCACCGCGCTCAGAATGACCTGCAGGCGCAGGTTGTTATCGCTCATCGCTGGCTCCGCTTCTCTGTATCGCTTTATACCGCCATTCCAGCACTTCGGTCAGCGGCATAACGTCAGTGACAGAGGGCGGCCAGTGAAAAATGGTGGCAATATCTGCCACCAAATCATCTACCGTCAGGCTGTCGGTAAACCGGCAAGTACCGACTTCTTCAACAAAAAAGTGACCACCTCTACCGACAGTGCGGTGAGATCGGCGGGGTCCAGTTCAGCCATTTCCTGTGCGGTCAGCGTTGGGGTGGAAATACGCGGGATCACTGTCATCATGGCCCCCACGTCCATATCCATAATGGCCTGCAGGCGGGTGCCGCGCAGCGCACCGGACTGCGGCTTACGCAGCACAATTTCGGTGATTTGGGTTTTACCGCGCATGATTGGCGTATCCAGTTGTACGGTTTTTTCAGTCAGCTTGTCGCTCATGTTCGTTTCCTGTTAATCAGATACTGGCGCGGATCACCGCGCCGTTAAGTTAAATCAGAGGCCAAGGGCGTTACGGTGTGCTTCCATCAGGTCCACGCCGTCAACGATTTCAATCATGTTGACCAGATCAACCTCATAGAGCACTTCGCCGTTAATGGTCAGCTTCGCGTAGCTGTTGGTGCTGCTGACTTTGGTGGTGCTGCTCTCGCCGGTTTTCCACTCGCCGGAATCCACTTCTTTATGACGCCCGCGCACAACCAGCTCAATGGCCTGCACTTCGCCGGTATCGTCACGCTGAATAGAGCCGGTGAAACGCAGCTGGATGCCGTCAACGGTTGCCTTGCCCATCTGCTTGAATAACAACAGTTCGGTGCCGCCGATTGAAAATTCCGTGTCCAGTGCGCCGTCATCCAGCCCCATATCCACATCCACCGCGCCCGGCATACCGCCGCCGCGATACTTCTCAAACTTGCGGGTGAATTTCGGCAGAGTCAGGGACTCAACGATCCCCTGCCAGTTGTTCCCGTCGTTGAACAGGTTCAGGTGTTTTAACTTGCGTGGTAATGCCATGTATCCCCCTTATGCGCTGACGCGGCTGGCAAAATCGACCAGGTAGCGATCGGTGATGCGCTGGCGCAGCATCAGATTTTCAAGCGGCGGCACAGGCGTGTAGTCGTAGTCGATGGTGAGCTTCCCGGCTTTCAGGGAGTCTTTATCGTTCACTGACTCATCCAGCCAGCAGTCAGCCCCGATGAGGTATCCCTGATTTACCAGGCTGCGTAATTTGGCGCGAATACCTTCGATAATGTCGCGGGCCAGTGACGGATTCAGTGGCTTATCCACCGCCCACATATGCCCCTCTGCAATCGTGTCAGCCAGCACCTGCGCCGTGCGGGTGTAGTTCTCAAACGCAAACAAGGGATCGTCACTGAGGCAGCGAGAACCCCAGAAGCGGAAGCCGTCTTTGCAGATCAACGTGGTGACGTCGTTCTGGTTCAGCAGTCCCGCGTCCGTTGCCGGGTCCTGCAGATCCCAGAACACATCAGCGGAAATGCCGGTAACGCCGTTCACACCCACGTTGGACAGGGTTTTGTGCCATCCGGTCTGTTCGTCGATTTTGGCGCGCAAACCGAGCGCACGGGCGGAGGCGTAAGCCGTCGCATCGGCTTTCAGAACGGTGTCAAAGTTGATGAAATCAGGCCATATCAGCATCCCCTCTCGCTGGCTGAAATTGTCCCGGTAAGCAATGGCTTCCTCCACCGTCTTACAACCATAGGCGGACAGGTAGGCAAACCCGCGCAGGCTCTGCGCCACACTCATCAGCTCAGTCGCAACCGCCTGCGTGTCGTGCCCAGGCACGCCGAGAATACGCGGCTTAACTTTCAGCTGCGACTGCGCAGAAAGCAGCGCTTTCATACCCGTTTTTTTACCGTCAGACGTGACACCACCGATAATATTGGAGGTGGTTTCCGCTTCGGTTTCGCCCTGCGCCACGCGCACAACAACGGTCACGGGTTTAGCCTGGTCTGCAATCGCATCCAGCGAACGGGCCAGCGTGCCGGACTCACCCGCTTTGCCGCTGGCGGTCAGCACATCGGTCAGAAGAACCGGCTTATTGAGAGGAAACACGGACGCATCAGCATCATCGCCGGTGCAGACCATGCCCACGATAGCGGTGCTCACCGTGGTGATAGATCGGGTGCCCTCGTTGACTTCAACAACGCGCACCCCGTGGTGGTAATCCTGAGCCATAAGGCATTATCTCCGGTTGACAGGGATGCCTTATGTTCTGGTTGATACGCACACGGCGCACGTGTTTCTGCCTGTGCCATCACTGACACAATAACAGGGTTTTCAGCCTGGCTGGCTGGCGGGAAATTTCTTATACAGCGTGGAAATACCCACATCGAAAAGCAGAGCCACGCGCTGACGTGTTTCACCTGCAGCCAGTAGCCGCCCTGCCTGCGCCCATTGTTCCGGCGACAACTTTGGACGGCGCCCACCGATTCTCCCCTGCGCCCTTGCTGCAGCCAATCCCGCACGGGTTCTTTCCACAATCAGTTCACGTTCCATTTCAGCCAGGGCGCCCATGATGTGGAAAAAAATCGCCCCATGGGTGTCGAGGTATCAATGCTATCCGTCAAACTGCGGAAATTAACAGCCCGCTGCCGCAGCTCCTCAACGAGAACCACCAGATGCCGCATACTGCGCCCAAGTCGATCAAGCTTCCAGACAACCAGCGTGTCCCCCGGCGACAGGGTTTTAAGCAGCTTTTTTAACCCTGGACGTTCTGACGTTTTACCGCTCATTTTATCTTCAAAAATCAGCTCACATCCTGACCGTTCCAGCGCGTCACGCTGCAGCGCCGTGTTTTGCTCATTTGTTGATACACGCACATACCCAACCAGCATTCACTTTCCCTAATGCAAAAGCCCAAATGATGCCAGTCAGACTGTAAAACTGCATTTTCTTAAACGTTGGTCTGGGAGAAGCGGCAAAACGAGGGGTTGGCACTGGGGTAAATCAGATACCAGATATGTCTTCTTTCGTATTCTCTGTATCCGGAGGGGTCAATATTTACCGATTCCCTAACCGAATGTGCATTCAATGGGGGAACAGCAACACGGATGCAAATGGTGGCGCTGTTGTT